AAGCACTTGAGATAGTGGTTTTTGCTGTCTCAAGATTCTCGGTATACATTTTACTCCCCACATAGCCACCGGTGGTTGTGGCAGTTGTATTCATCTGGGCGTTGTATAAGGGCATATCAGGCATCAGGACCAGATGATTCCTTGCAAATGCAGTATCTCCGGTATTATACCAATAGTTCATATCGGCAATAACGTATTTAGTACCGTTAATCGTCCAATAATCGCCAACATACAAATCATCAAAGGTGGCGTTCTGGATAGCAGCTTTCTGGGCATCGGTAACGGATGTTCCCAGATTCTTGCCCCGATAGATGTTCCGGTGCTGGATAGCAGCAATCGCCTGTGCGCTCCATGCGCCGTCAACCACCTGCAAAATCTTATCGTTGTCTGTAGTGGTGACAGTGGGCAAGACCGCACCACTCAGACTTCTTTCAACAGCTTCGTCAATTTCAGCACCCTTAAACTTACTCGTATAAGCCATACTTTTTCAACATCCTTTCCAAATGCCCAATCCGCCGTTCTTGTTCTTGGATGGTCGACACCATAGGGGCAATTAGCTCCTGGTAACTTAAATACCATTGCAATTCACTGTCTGGGATTGATTCATAGTCGGTATTATGTTCTTCGTTCTCCGTCCCCTTTCGCACAGCCTGGAAAACAGAAACATCCCCAACTGTGCCTTGTGCGGCATTGGCAACTTCCTGAGCGATAAAACCCCAATGCAGTCGTTCATCCGTGCCACGGTTCCAGCGGTATTGCACGGGTTTTAGGCTCATGATAAGGTCTTTGCTATCCTCAGGTATGGGGGAGATGTCCTTTTTATCCTTGCGGTCGGAAATGGAGGATTCGCCATCTCTATAAATGCGTCTAACGTAAATTCGCCGCCACGGATATTCTGCGCCGCCCAAATCCTGACCGTCTGCGTCATTATAATCTGTTGCTCCGAAGCGTGGGTCAATGTCTGAAATTATCCCATTGCATTCTCCGGTCATACCTTTTTCCCGAAAAATCACATTGTTGAGGTATAATCGGTTGTCATCTGTACTTATCAGCAAAGGTGCGCCATTTCCGCTATTTTCGGGGGCTAACAATTCATTGTTTTGGTACCCCATTGAGCGGTCTGAGTACAGGTCAATTCCACTGCATTTCACCTTGCCTCGGTGATTGACGGAAAATAGAGCTGTATCGTTTGTCCACTTTTGAGTGCTGTTGAGCTTTGCCAACAAATATAGCGCAAGGTCAGAAAGGCTGCTAGAGGCAGGTTTCATGCCGAATTGAGTGTCAACAGTTACTGTAGCAGTACCATCGCCACTCCGAACCGTTTCCTCGATTCCAATCGTTTGAGTGTATATCGTGTTTTTGTAAACGTGGTCAGTTGAATCACTAGTTGTCGAAATGCTTAATCCACCAATAGTACCGCTATTCGCTGTGATTGTACCGGAAAAGTTGCCGTTTGTAGCCGACATTGTCCCGTTTTCATCCAAAGTGAAGTTCCCGCCGTTAATCAGTAGCTTTCCAGCTTCGAACGTTACCGTTCCAGCTTTCACTGTGACTTCGGATGTATCTTCCGCAAACTTTTGCCGGACGGCACTCATATCCAGAGTTTCGGTTTGCGCATCATCGCCTACCGCCAGTTTGATTGTGGCGGTATCGCCCAAGCCACCGCTTACGGACAAGGTGATGCTATCAGCAAGCTGCTCAATTTTGCTTTCAACTGTTTTCACTTCGGAGCGTGTGTAACCGTCTGTCAGTAGCACCGGCTCAGTCCATTTGATTGCGCCGTCCAGGTATTCAACTCGATAGGACAACCAAACATATTCACCATCTGCCGCTGTGGGCTGTTCCGGCACCCACGTTGCTGCTAACAGCAAAAACGGTTCACTGCCGCCAGAGCTCGAGACGACGTAGTAAATTTCACCATCCACTTCCATTTCCTCGGTGTTCACATCAACACCTGGACTGGACGGCGGTTCGGTGGAGGATGTACCCAATGCGTAATACGACACCATGTCTTTGACCGACTCAAGATTGTCAACCTTACTCTGCAAGGAGCTTACTGTGGTCGTTATGCCCTCAGCCGTTGCGCTGATAGAGGTTATCTTTTTGTCCAGTTCCTCATAGTTTTCGGCAACAGTGGTTTTCACGGCTCCCACATCAACCTGGATATCGTTGACTGTCTGGGTAACGGCAGTGTACTGGTCTTGGAGCGTTTTCACGTTACCACTGATTGGATTAACTACATCGGTAATGTCTGTTTGCCAGACCTTGTTTTCAATCTGTCCTTGGACGACCTCCATCTCCGTTGTTAGGGTGCCGAAGGTCGTTGTCACATCTGTGACCTGTTGCGTCAGGGTCTTGTACGCCGCCGCCAGCGTGGCGTCGTCAACGGTGACCTGGCTGCTGTCAACCGTAATAGAGCCATCTTCATTCAGCCTTTCTGCGACACTGGCAATATCCAATTTTGAGCCAGCAATAGCGGCATCAGCGGCAACATTAACATCTTTGATAATGCCATCATGCAGCCCAGAGGAGGTCACTCCACCAGCGTCCCACAAGAGGTTCCCGTCCGTATCCCACAAATAGAGGTTGTAGTCCCCATTGCCATCCTCGCCAATCTGGACACGCACCACGGACGACTTGTCAGCCGCCTGAATGGTGTTGTCTTTGATTATCAGGTTGCCACTGTCCGATTGGATAGCTACCTTGTTAGTGTCCAATGTACCAGAGGTAATTTTAGACGCAGCCAAATCTGCAATCATAGCAGACGTAATTGTAGCGTCATCAATCACCACGTTGTCACTGGTCAGGTGGATAGCCTGTAGCGTCCCCACACCGGCACTGCCTGCCAGCAGACTGTTAATATTAGCCACGTCAGCGGTTACGTTTTGCAGGTTGGCGTTGACGGCGGTAAGGTCGGTGACATTAGCCTTGTTGATGAGCGCATCTTGCAAGGTTGCATCCACGGCTTGCAGCTGCTCAATGGCAGCGTTGGCGGCATTTACGTCACTGATGTCAGCCTTTCCGATGACAGCGGTTTTTATTTCGGCGTTTTCTGCGACCAGCTTCCCAACATCCGCCTCGACAGCCTCTATTTTGGTAGCTACCACCTTTTTTGCCACCAAAAGCTCTGTGGCAGTCTGTTCCACCGCCGCAGTGAGGGAGCCAGTAAAGGCAGCCTCTTGTTCCGTTGTACTGGCTCCAGGGGCTGTAATTGTGGTCATCAGACCGCCGTCATAGGTGTGTACCAGATTCAGGCAGGGTACTGTATAACTCTCCCCTGCCGTATCCTTGACCGTCACTACGTCTCCAGCCTCCAGCCGTATGTCTCCCATACTGACAGGGATTGTGCCAGGGCGGTAAGTGTAGCCGGTAATCTGTGGAGCCATCAAATCAAACAGTGCCTTGGTCATATAGGGATTAGATAAGGTAATATTGGGCGTTCCGTAGACATATGACACTTCGTCCACGGTCTCCCCATCCTCCGTTTCCCCGCCAGATGACACCAGCACCTTAATGCCGTTGACAGTGTAATTATAATCGCCAAAAGCGTACATCTCCGTTGTCCGCTCTGCGTCCACCTCTGCAACAGCACTGGCACCGAAGGGTCTGATAACTACACCGCCGGTGTTGGACTCTGTAGCGAAGCCGCCCAGAAGCCCTGCAATATACATGACAGCCTCTCTGTGCAACAGACCGTCCATGCTTGTCTCAATATCCTGGCGCAAAACGCTGATGTCCCAGGCACTGGCATCAATACTGATACCAGTCTGTTGGGCAATCTCCGCCAACGTACTCTGTACTGATTGGGGGAATCCTGTATCTGAAAAATAACCGCCGCTAAACTTGGTGCTGAGCCGACCCAGACCAGTAAAAGTGGTAGAACCCACACTGGCGGAAACGTCAGACGCTGTATAAAAACCGACAGTGCAATATTCAATCGTCTCGTCTGTTAATCTCAGTCCAATTTGCAGTTCCAGTTCTTCGTTCTCCAGCCGTATAGGGCAGTCATCAATGGTAGCGTCAATATAGGACGAATAGACGCTGCCAATAGTAAACTCTCCATCTCCACAGGCTCCCTTATGTACGGTTACTTCCTTGATGTTGCCTTCCACAGTCACACCATCCAGCAAGAAACGAACCAAAATTTTTCGGGCATTACTGCCCATTTGTCCCCCGAACTCTGTTGAAGTTTGAATCACACGCTCACCTCCTATCGCTCAATGACACTGACGGAAGCGGACTTATAGTAATAAGTGCCGTCCCCAATATAGCCCAGATGTTCTTTTTTGAGCGTACCTCTGTAGACTGTAATAGTGACTGTTCCGCAGTCGTAAAGGGAGAAGGTAAAGAATCCCGCAACAAGTGCGTTTTGGATTTGCTTTACCTCCGCCTCAGTGAGTACACCCCACTCAATATCAACTGTCTTTTTTTCAGCAATCACATCACCAATCATTTTTCCGCTTCCGGTGCTGCGCCCAGTGCGAGATGACCAAATCACTTCCTCCGAGGAGGTGATTTGAACCGGAGCGGGAAGAATCGTGTTCCCCGCCTTTAGTTTCTGTCCCATAGCTGCGCCTCCTACACCTTCAATTCACACCGTCCGCCACTAGCCTGGGTGTTTGCGTTGGTTTTTCGGATGAAATATTTTCTCAGTGCCTCAGGGTCAATAGACACGATGTCCATTTTCTTCAACAATACCAAAATCTCCTCTAAGAGAGCTTCCAGCTTGCTCAAGTCCTGGGTGCTTTGTGCCTGATTGACCATTTGGCGGAGTCTCTGCGCTTCTGCCTCCGGTTCACTGGAGGAGACTGCTGCCAGCCTGGGTGTGTTGCGCTGCACATAATCACCTAAATCAACCGTTGCCTGGCTGGAGGTAACTGCGTTCTGCACCGCTCCAGCAATCATATTCTTTAGCTTTTCTGCGCCAGCTACCACTTCTGGGCCGGCTTCTCCCGCTCCCAGCAAGCTGTTCCCCGCTGCACCAAAAATCGTCGGTTTGTCCAGCAGCATAGGGTTATTCATAGCCTTTTTATACCAACTGACAGACACTTTTGGCAGCGATGGCGGGATTTTAAACAAGTCCAGCTGCCCTGAAACACTGAGATGGGGGAGCTTTAATTTGGGCAGTGACCAACTAAAATTCATAAAGCCCTTGATTTTATCGATTGCCGACTTTACTTTGTCTTTTGCGTCCTCAATTTTCGAAGTGATACTATCTTTAATAGAGGTAAATTTCTGAACAACAGAATCCTTTATGTCGGAAACCTTAGTTACAATACTGGATTTCAAATCATTGAATTTTTGAACAGCTGCCGTTTTCAGCCCTGTGATTTTTTCGGTCGCAGAGGTCTTCAACGACTCGAATTTGTTAATAAAGTCCGATTTCAATTTTTCGACCAGTTCGGCCGCCTTGGTTTTCAGTCCTGTCACTTTTTCGACTACAGAACTTTTCAATGATTCAAACTTCTTGACGGCTTCTGATTTCAAATCATGGAATTTCTGAACTGCGCCGTCTTTCAGTGCTGTAATCTTGGTAACTACTGTATCTTTCAGTTTCCCTGCCCACTCACAAATTGTGTCCCAATTTTTGTAGAGCAGGACGCCGACAGCTACGGCAGCAGCAATCGCAACCACTATAGGCGAAACAGCAGGCGCAATGGAAAGGAATACGCCTTGCAGCAATGCCCCTACGCTGCTGGCTGCGCTAAAAGCGGTCGTAATGGCACTAATGACTCCAATAACTGTAGATGCCACCCCCCATGCCGCTGCGAACGCTCCAATAGCCAGCACAATATTGGAAAATGCCGTTTGGTGTTCGTCAATCCAATCGGATAGCCCCGTCAATGCGTCAGTCAACCCCTCTAACACACTGACGATAACACCGCCTGTCCACTCTGCAATCGGCTCTAAAAAGTTCTCCCATATCCACTGAGCTGGTTCTTCCAGTGCTTCGCACACGGAAGTCAGCACATCAAACCCAGCCGCCAGCAGATTCAACACAGCAGGTACTGCCTCACTGATTGTCCACTTCCCCAGAGGTATCAGCACGTTGTCCAGCACCCAGGCACCACCACTCTTTACCACACTGGCAAAGGCAGAGAAAGATTTTTTCAGATTGTCCCATGCCTTTGTTGCAGGGGTCAGCAACGTTTGCATGGCTTGAGATAGCTTGCTGACGCTCTTTTCTGCCTCCGCTGTACTGTCGGATATCCCGTCTATAGCACTGGTATCAATGCCTGTACCCGCACTGCCGGCAGTGTTTCCAGCTCCACCAGAATCGCCCGCTCCACCGGAGTTGTTTCCAGTGGATGAAGCTGTATCATCGCTGACCTTTGTGATTTGGTCAAAGCCTTCCAGCTGCCGTTTCAACGCTTGCGCCGCTTTGCTGGCCTTTCCCAATCCGCTGGCGGCGGAACCGGTAGACCCACTCAAACCGGTGAGTTCTCCCACAGCATCGCTCAGATTGCTGCTGAGTGATGCCGCTGAGCTGTCAGCACTGGATAAGTTGGATGCAGTAGCGGCAGCACTCCCCGCACTGCCAAAAAGTGCCTCGGTCAGACTGTTAAATGCTTCGGCGAGCTGCACCACTTTTGCCATCACCGTATTAATCGCCACCAACGCAGGTCGCAGGATGTTGATTAGCCCCTGACCGATAGCCGCCATAGCCGATTGCGCTTGCAACGCCAAAAGTCGGGATTGGTTCGCCCAGCTGTCTTGCGTTTTTAGGAAATCTCCTGTGGCATTTGTCAACTGGTCTTGTATAAAGGCGTAACGTAGGCTCACTTTCTCCATCTCAGTCATAGCAGAGGTGGTTTTGTTATACCCATTTGCCAGGGCATAAGCGTCCAGCGCACTCTGGGTCATAACAATGCCCAAATCTTTCAGCGTCTCAGTTTCGCCGGAAAATACTGATTTCAGCTTGGTGTAAGCCTCGTTTTGGGAAATATTGTAGAAGGAAGCTACATCGCCTGCCAGTCCAGTCAAGGTGGTTGACATATTATAGGCTTCCTTTTCTGTGAATCCAAAAGCCTCCGCCATAGAGCCGAAGGTTCCCGTAAACTGCTTGGCCATCGTCTCTGACAACCCATAGTTGGCTGCTGCGCTTTGAGCGAACTCGTCCACCTGAGTAGTCATACCTTGGAATACCGTATTTACTACGTTCTGCACTTCAGCTAGGTCACTGTCCAGTTCAATGCACTGTTTTCCGAAATCAACCAGTTTTTTTACTGAAAAGGCTTTCGCCAAGGTGCCCGCCGCTTTTTTAGCTATACTGTTCAGTTGTTTGGTAAAGGATGCCGTACTGAGTTCTAGCCCCAGTGCTACACTTCCCACTTCGTTGCTCACTTAACCACCCCCTGTTCCCGCCATTTTTGCGAAAACCCGCTGCATATCCGCCAAGAATGCTGCTGTATCCTGCGGATTCTTTCGTTTCGCCATTTTGCTGCGCCACTGTGCCCTAATGTTCCGCTGCGCCGGCGTAAAGTGTTTCAGGATGTTTTTGTCCTCTTCCGAGCGGATACTGACCACCCTCATCAGTGCTGTATCCGGCCCAAGACCGGAGAGCAAGTCGCAAAACTCACTCCACCGCATTTCACCCGCTTCTCTGGATAAACGAATCCCATACTGTGCCTGGAATGATGACACAATTAAACCAAAGTCATCAATCAAGTCATAGTATGGGTCTGTGTTTCCCCCGCTGTTTTCTCACTAGCATCTCCTGTCGCCAGGTTCATGGCTTCGTAAACAACAGCCATGTAATCCTTGAAGGACAAGTTCATTTCGTCCAGCTTCGCCCTGTCCCTTTCGCTGAGCAACAGGTTCAGGCAGTCCAGCACATCACGGTTCGTGGGCTGGCCATCACTCATAATGCTCATCATTTTCAGGACCGTTCTGGCATCCGCCTGTACCTCCAGTTCGGTATCTCTGACGCACAGTCTGGGGTTCTCCTCAAAACTGAGCTTTTCGGTGATATCAATTACTTTTGCCATAACTCAATTTCCTCCTTAAGTCGCTGGGGTATAGGTGGGCTTGCCGTTGGACTGAACTTCGAATTCCAGCGGGCCTACACTGGTAGAATCTCCCGCTCCAATATTGGTCACACTGATAACCGCCTCAGGAATTGCCAGCACACTGCCATCTGGGAATGTCCACTCAAAATAAGCCTCTGCGTTACGACCATTTTCAAGGAACTTACCTGCCACAAAGTCATTGCCCGTGTCCCCAATGTTCCGCTTGCCGTTCACAGAGATAGTAAAGCCCTTGGCGGTCAGCAAACGCCGCACCCAGCCCTCCGTATCGAAGGGAGTCCACTCCTCTACACCGTTGTCAAAGGAGACAGAAAAGCTCTCCATCTCCTTGATGATTGTGGCACTGTCCGCCGCAGCACCAATTTTAAACTGATTCTCATAACATGGGTAAACACCGGTTCTGTTCGCCATAATTACTCAATCCTTTCATAGTAAATGTCCATCCAAATCACCCGTTCATAGACACCGTTTTCATCGGTGCCCACATCCACAGGTTCCGGCACCATCAGGCGGAGATAATCCACCTGATGACCGCCAATCTGGATATTTTCAGCCGCCAGGAGCATATTAAACAGCTCCTGAGCGGCCGCATCTGTTTCTCTTGCGTTGTTATTCCAGTGAATCAAAATTGAAATCTGCTTCACTGCTGTTCCGGTACATTGCAGCCCTCCCAATGCTGTGACAGGCTGTTCTCCGGTAGTGGCACGGCTATATACACCGATAGACCGGTTCTGTTTTCTATCCAGCTTGCCGATGTAATAATGTTCAACGAGGGCAAGCAGCAAAAACGGTTCGCTGTCGCCAGTTCCGGTGGCGACACAGTAAATTTCACCGTCAACCTGCAATTCCTCGGTATTTACGGCAAACCTTTTCAGCCAGTCCCGCACGTCTGATAGCGTCATACGCCCGCCTCCTGCTTATAGAGCTTCTCGAACGCCTCTCTTGGGAAATCCGCCTTTGCCCCGTCCTGCAAATAGGGTCTATACCATTCACCGCCTGCATTGGGGTTTTCCGCTGTGGAAAAGTGATACTCTGGGTGATAATACAGCCGCCGTGCATAGGGTGTCTGAGAGACAAGTGCCACTTTACCTCGACTGCTCTCTGAGGTATCTACAAAGGTACTCTCGTTCTGGAGATTACCCGTCCGAAATGGCATAGTTTGGGACTGCTGTAGGTCTGTGTGGACGGCTTCGGCGGTCTTTTCTAACGCTGTTATCGCTGCCCTGTTTAACTGGCTGATTCGCCCCAGATCCAGCTTGATAGTAGAGTTCGCCGTCATCACACCACCTCCAGCCGTGTATAGTTCACCGTGCCATCTGGGTTGCGGGCTTTGCTGCCCTGGAGGATATCCCTGCTGCCGCCAAAAACCTCCACCTTGCCAGCCGTAATCGTTGCCAGCTCTGGACACAGGTCCCCAGGGAACAGGGCTACGCCGGAGAGCTGCACCATGTGCGTCTCATCCGTCCGTACTACCTTTGCGCTGTCCTGCCAGTTGCAGGCAGTCTCCAGCGTCAGAGCGGTCAAAGGTGCGCCGTCCTCGTCAACCTCCTCCCTGTAGAGCGTTACTTTAATGGGCGTTTTACATAGTGCCCTCGGCACTAGACAAACCCAGCCCATCACAGCCTCCTACAGCACAAGCCCGTCTGCTCCAGCAGACCATAGAGCTGTTGGGGCATTACTACGCCATCCCGCACCGTCACATTGACCCCGCCGAACTGAGCGGTCACGCCGTTAACGGAATAGCTGGAAAGCGGGCTGTCCAGCAGGTCGCTGTTCACCATCTCCCACTCTGCCAAACGGGCGGTGACTTCGGTGACAATCTCCCTCTGGAAGTCTGACAGACTTTCGTAACCCCGCTCCACAATCCGATTAAAGGTCAGTGTGTCCACATCATGACTTGCCCTGTGCAAAAAGGATGGCAACCTACTCTCATCCAGCAAAGTGCATCCCAACGCAACACAGTCATCATAAGAGGCGTAAATCACGTTGTACTCCCCCTGGTATCCTTGGCGTTTTCTTTTGGCTTTTTAGGCTCCTTTTTCTTTGGGGCAGTCAGACCAACCGTTCTCATGTTGCTGCCCCCGCCTTATGGCTCAGATAGATGCCAGCCACTTTATTCTTGTACACATCCACAATGCCGTACTTACGGTACTTGACAATGTAAGCATCACTGTCTGGGTTATTGTCGGGGGAAATGATGGAGCTGACTACATGCTTGTCCCACTTGAGCAGACAAGGCTTGTGGATAATCATAAAATTGATATCCAGTCCTTTATCTGCTCTCTTGAAATGACCGGCTTCCTCGCCGGAAGTCTTGCCATCCAGCAAGTCAATAGCGGTGTAGAATCGGCTCTGGGGTACTTTCTTGATAGCCTGGAAGGTGTTCAATACCTCTCTGCTTTTGATGGTATCCAGAGCCATAACGCCATTGACCAATGTGGGAGTGGCATAAAGGATACGGTTTTCCTCCGGCACCTCGTCCTCATCCATCTTATTCTTGGCTTCGATGAGAGCCGCCAGAAATTCGGTGGCGTTTGCGTAGGTTACGGGATTCGCCTTTGAAATACCTTCCACGCCTGCCAGCATTGCAAAGGTAAATGCGTCTCCTTCCGGCGCAACACGGGTGCGCATCAGCTCAGAGGAGGCCTGCCCAAAAGCAATGTTAAAGGTTTCCTCATCATCCATAGCATCCACAGAAATCTTAGTGCCACGGTCATAGTTGAACATAGCGGTTTTCCATTCCACGGACACACTGCCGTCAGTGTAGCCGCTGTTCCGGTCATAGTCGCCCAGTCCGGTAACGGCAATCTGCGGATAAAGAATCTCATTTGCGTTCGCCCCCGCCCGAATCAAGGAGGCATCGCTGGTCAGGTCATTGGTGACGCTGGCCGCCTGATAGACCTCGTCCAACAGACCGGTGTAGGCTTTCGCCAGTGCGATGGTGTTTGCCATAAAAATCAATCCTTTCTAACTTGTTACTTCTTCGGTTCCAGTCCAAAATACCGGCGCATTTGGTTCTCTTGGTCAGATGTCTGCTGACCAGTGCCGTCACCCCCAACAAGGACAAAGCCTTTGCTCTGAGATGCCTGAAGCTTCAGGGCTGGGATATCCTCCAGCACCTGTCCCAGGGAAGCGGCAACAGCATCCTTATTGATGGTGCCATTTTCGTCTACCGCTCCTGACAGGTCAGCCAGACGGATTAAATAGGGCACCGTCTCAGGAGCCACGTTGAGACTTCCCGCCTGGGTCATTGCTTCGGCGTTGAGCTTGCTCTGGAGTATCTGGGCTTTGAGCTGTGCATTTTCCTGCTGGAGAGCTGCAAGTGTCTCAGATTGGTGCTGAGCCGCACCAGCTTTCTGCTGGCGGTAGGCGGTGACAATCTCCTTCGCTTCGTCCTCTGCAATGCCGTTATCCTTCAAGGCAGAGCGGGCAATGCCGTCAGAGCGTTTATCCAGGATAGCGTCCAGCTTTTCAAAGAGGGTGCTGTAATCAGGAGTGCCACCCGCCTGCTGTTCGGTGGTGGTGGCGTTGGTGGTTTCTTCTACCATAGTGTTGGCTCCTTTCCGTTGCCAAAAACGTGTTTCCACATCAGTTTAACGTCTTGCCGTGTGCGGACGGGTACGAAAAAAGCAACCGGTAAGAATATCTTACAAGTTGCTCTTATCAACAAGGTAATTCAGTTGTGTGGAAAAGTGGGGAGTGTGAGGAAAAAGGGATTAGGCGAACTCCTCATAGAATTTTTCGTTGCAGAGTTCTAAATACTTCTCTTTCGGTTCAAAGTGCGCACCATTCCCGCATTCCTTTACGGTACTGGCATAGAAATCAAGTGGATGTCCATCTGGGAATGCTGGGCAATACGGGTGTTTAGCATCGTTTAGCCCGTATAAATTTTTACACATACCACAAATCGTAACTCTTACCATAACCCTAACTCCTTTGCTGCTTCATCCAACATCTCACGACTTTCTTCTGGAATTATATCATACCGACCACATTCTTTCAAGACACCAGCCTCTGCCAGAGCCTCTAGCATATCCCTCTCTGCGATTAGACTGATTCCAGAAACACCCTTCAACTCATTTATTCTATTTACAACCGCAGCCATTGCACCGTCTGTTGACCGCGCATGATAAACTTCGTGCAAGACACAGTCGTCCAAGTTCTGGCATATGGTGTATGGGCTCTCAGCGATTATGTTTTGAATCTCTTTGAGGCTTTTTTCGTGAAAAAATTTTCCATTGATGTGAAGCTCGCATCTATAAAATGTCCCTGATTGTATCATAAACGTGTCAAAAACCACGCCAGCGGCTAGCGGTTTTACCCTTACTGCATCAAATTCTTTCATGCCGCCAAATCTCTCCAAGGCGTTTACAACGCAATCCCAAATTTCATCAGCGATTCGATATTTTGGGCTATCTGCACCATCCCCCAGCAATTCTTTCAACTGTGAAAATTCATCTACTGAAATGGGCTTTTGAAGTCGGCAAATCTGTCCCCACTCCCCTGCCCGCTGACCATACTTCTTCTGATTTTCCTCGTCCAGTGAAAAATCTGCCAGCCGCTGGTACTTCTCCGCTTGTCGCTGGATGTACTGGGTACGCTGTTCCCGCTGTTCGTCCTGCTCTAGTTGAGCGATTTGTGCCCTGGTATAGGGCTTGTCTACCTCCGTCAACCCAGGGAAGTAGGTGGAATGACTATCCTTGCACCGTGGGTGGTACAATCCTTGCTCAATCGCAGAGGACAGCAACGGGTAATCCCCGTCAGACGCCTTGCCCCCGCTCCACACATCGTCAATGAACACCTTGCCGCAGAACAGGGCGCAGTGGGAGCAGGCTCCATTCCGCTTGTTGATGATGACGGTAGAAATACCCCACTCCTGCCGTTTAGCCCCCTCACCTTGCAGGTAGGCTCGCTTGGATGCAGTTCTGAGAGCCATTTCAGCATAATCGGAGAGGGTATGCCGTGCGCCGTTCTTGTATACCACACATTGGATACCCGCAGACAGAAAGTCTTTGGTCGCCATATCTACGGCTTTTTCGTATGTGCCCGCTCCGGTATTGGCATAAACTTGAGCGTTATAAATAATCTTCCGGTACTGGTCATTTGCTCGCCGGAGGATGGCGGTCTCTGCCTGCTCCATATCAGCAGTAGTGGCTTGAATGAGTGCGTCCAGCTTTCGCTCATTCACCTGGAAGAAGGAGCCAGAAAGGGTATTATCCATTCTTCTGGCGGAAAAGCCCTTCCTGACAGCATTGAGAATTTCTGCTTCCTGTTCCATTCCTCCCTGGGCGCAGGCGGTTCGGATAACTCCTTCCAGCCTGTGGTTAATGGAGCGGAACTGTTTGCCGTATTTTTTGAGGTTTTTCCGTTTGTAGGATTCCAGAGCGTCCAGTTGGTCTGCCTGCCACTGGCTCCACTGGAACCCCTCCGCTGTTTCCTCCGCCCGATGGTGCCTTAGATTGCGCATCATTGAGGATATCAGCTCGTTTTCAATGGCGGCAAAGGCAGCTCCAATATCATAATCCGTTGGCATAGACCTTGAATCCCTGCATCTGCCACGCCCGTTTCATCTGCTTGAGCTGACGCTTGCTTTCGCACTTTTGATTCAGCAATTCAGCATAGTTCTTCTTTTCCACGGCATAGATACCAAAAGGGACTTGTTCGGCAGCAACTGTCAATAGACCTCGGAACTCTTGCCGTCCCATCTGCCAAATTCGCTGGGCGATTTTCACTTTCAATCGTTCCACCCCTCTCGAACTTCTGGCTCATCCATCTGTACAAGACCTTGTTCTTGACGAATGCGCTGAACTTCTTCTGCTTTCCATTCTTTGTCTTTCGCAGTGCCCCAAAGTTCCTCCACCTTGGCTTCAATGCTCATGGGAGTATTGGGATTAGAGAGGGTTTCCACCACCGCCTCAAAACTGGGGTTTGCATACTCTCCAAAGGTAATATTTGCTCGTGTTTCGCTGAGCGTTCTGCCAGACAAGGTGTCACACGCTTTAAAGGCTGTATCCACTAGTTGTTCCAGCACCTCGGTTAAGGCGGAAATAATAAGCTGACGAGTATACAGGGTTGTTTTCTCTTTCTCCCGCTGTGCTTCGGCGTTGTCCAGCTTCTTGGTGTCAATTCCCAGTGTGGAGGGGGAAATAAGCCCTTGAAGGGCAAGGTCAAGGGCGGTGGTATAGGTGGCATTGTACTGTTCCGAGTAAAATGCTGCCTGTTGGAGAGTGATTTCATTCTTTGCACCCTCGCCCATATCCGGCTCAACCTTTATGAACTGATTGTCGAAGGCGTTAGGCTTCATCAGCTCCCCGTTTTGCCCACGGGGAATCAAACTGGATGGGATGTACTCTCTGGGACGGGAACGGCGCATAGCATCTATCCATTGGCTCCACGCCTCGTCTAAGGCATCAAAGCTATCGGTTTTTCCCTCAAAGAACGATTGCCCACGCCCTGCCCATTTATTAGAATTTTTAATCTTAAACGGAACTGCCAGCATATAGGAGCTATCGAACGTTACGTCTCCCAGCCCTGTTATTTCGGCTAGGGTACGCTTGTCCATTTCTGTGTCTCCTCGATACAGATGGTAATGGACGTAGCCAAAACCATAATGCTCACGGAGTGTATATTTTTGCTGATAATAGCTTGTAAAGATAATCTCTTGTATCCTGCCTCTCCGCCGGACGAACTCTACACGGTCGCCGTCATACCACTCTAAAATAGGCAAGCTGGAAACGGCATCATCTAAACTCACCTTAAATGCTCCGTCTCCAATCACCATACAGCCATTCAGGGCTTCTGTGATTAACGACCGAAAATGATTTTCCCGCCAGATATCTTCCCATAAGTCTTGCTTCTCCGGCTCTGAGAAGGTAATTTCATTCAAGTCAGCTACAACGATTCCTGATAATGTTTCGATGATTTCTCTGGGCAGTCCGGTGTGCATTTTTCGCACTTCCAGTCCTTGCGTAGGCACTGCCGCCCAAAAACGCTGTGTGGATTTATCTATCATCTGCTGGTAAAATTCATTCAGTTCGCCAGCATCACCCCGATACCAAATTCTGTTTTGGATTGCATTTCCTTGCCAGTCAAAACCTTCCTGGATGCGGAACGCTTGGCGTTGTGCTGGCTCAATCTGTAAAAACGTGCGAATCATAGTCCTAATTTTGTCACCTACTCCCATAACTGCCTCCAATTTTTGTCTTGTACGGAATAAAAGCGTATTGAACGCTGTTAATCATATGGTCATGCCCGTCCTCTGGAGTATTGTCTTTTTCCTCCCGCCAGCTATAAGTGTTTAGCTCGGAGATGTAATGAGTGCAGCCGTTTACCACCAAGAAATCACCATGTGCCAGCCATCCCAGCTGGGTGTTAATCCGGTCGATAATCGGCATCTTCTTCCATGCCGGCACTCCGTTATAGATACAGCCACGGGACTGCTTATATTTTGCAAACTCAGTCAGGGTCGCTTGGTCAGCACTATCTACAAAAACGTCCCGTGCAAACCCCCATATGTTGCGGTTTCTTTCCAGAAAATCCACAAGATTTTCCACAGTATCGGATGGTGCCAGAGGCGTTCCCATCCTAGCATTGTTATAAACTCGCTCATCCAGCAGCACACAACGCCCCTGATTGGTAATCCCGATGAAGCTCATAGCAATAGTATCGGGTGATTTTTGGGAATAAGCGGTATCCAGTCCGGCTGAAAACTGAACAAACCATTCTGTTTGTTTCCGGTCTGTCTGGCGATGTATCCACTCTGCCGCCTGCTTGGGCGAAATGACGTGCTTGCTATAATCAAAGTTAGAAAATACCAAACCAGTTGCCCGACCACGCAACCCTAAAATCTTATTCTTGTAGAGCTTTGTTCCTTTTGGGGCTGCCATCATCTTCCGATGAATATCTTCGTCCGACAGGCTGAGGTTGTCCCGAAACGTAAAAAACCAGTACCTCCACTCCGGCACTGGTTCTTCGTTTAGCTCTGCCATAATTTCTGGCGGAATATCTTGGGCGTATTTACGGTAAGGGCGGGAACGATTGATAAACTCTTTATATATCGGCAATGACGGGTCATCAGGGTTCAAAGTTGCCATAAGGTAGTCATTTCGGGTGGAAATTTCTCGCACGAAGTCAATATTGGCGGTATTAACCTCATCGATGTACACACACCCGAATTGGCTGCCCAGCACCAGCTCCCATTTATCACGATTGTCATAGCCTAGGACAAAGATAATTTTATCTTCAAACTTGAGGTGAGGCAGCTTGAAATCCTTGTCCCCATTGCCAAAATAGCGTGCGTTCCGGTGCAGGTCTAAAATGCCGTTATCCTGCTGGAGGATATTTTTTTCCGCTGTGCCGGTGGTCTTGCTGGCAATGATGTGGAGTTTCTTTGGCGAGCGGGACACCATGCGCATAAATTTGACACCCGCCCCCACCGTGGTCTTGCCGCTGGCTGTGGTACCCTCCAAAAAGTCCACCCTGACACCGTCTACCGTATTGATAAAGTCAATATACTTGGGAGACAACGGAAAGTTAGTCACTGTCACTCAGTCCTTCGCTTCCAAGCTGGGCCATAATGTCAGACAATTTTTGCGATGACCGTACTGAGGCATCCACCTTCACGGTATACTCCCCTGTCATTTTGTTCAGAGTATCAATGGCCTTGATACGGTCTTTTGGCTCGTTGTCTGTATCTGTAGCAAGGTCGGATAGGATTTCCTGCCTCTCCTGTGCAGAAATGATGCGAGATTCTGTTTCTTCTGCACTTAACTCCCGCAAATAAGCCGCAACGCCCACATTTTCCAACAATTCGTGCGCTCTGGAATTTGCATAGCTTGCGGAATATCCCGCTTGTATTGCGCTTTGGACAACGTTGCCGCACTGAGCGTAGTACTCTGTAAATTTTTTCTGTCTTGACGTCAACGCTGTCACCACCTCACTAACGCATTCTCAAACTAAAACCCGCCCTAACCCGCTGGGAATTATCTGCCAGCACCACCAAAACAGCAAAAGCACCCCGATTGGAGTGCTTCTACCGAAAAAGGAGTATGAAAATCTAAAAACCTCTGCCCATCTGCCAGCAACCAGAATTGCACTGGGGACAGTTGTCTCCCCCAATGGAGAAAACCGCTGCCGCTTTTACGCTTGCGGCATATCATGTCAGGAGGAAAGCAAATGAAAACGATTGTTCGCTGCTTTTGTATGCTATTACTGTACGCCGTTTTCTTGGCTCTTGTGACCCATCTTTTCCACTAAGCCTAAATTCGCCCCCACCAACAGAATAAAATCATTGTGCCGCCTCTGCGCACTGCGGTAGCTCATATGCAACTCCAGCGCAGCCCCTGCCAGCGTGTGGCTTTGCCGCCAGAACACCAGTGAAATCAGCCTTACCCGTTCCTCGCCATCCGGCAGGCGGCTGGTCTCCTGGACTGACGCTTTCACAGCCTCTAGTTCACGCTGATTCTGTGGGGGTAGTAACTTCATTGCCGCCTGTTCTACGGGGCGTCCTGTGCCGCTGTGGTTGCTCACGAGGGCATACGAGGCGGTTGTGGTCTGTTGCCGCAGAGCGGCAAGCTCTTTTACCAAGGAGGGGTACGCCCTGATAACGGACTTGACATACCCCCACCAGCGATAGCGTGGTTTACTCATGGGTTCTGCCTCCCGATAATTTGTGCATCCCGCAAATGCCCGTTAATAAGCTGAAACGTCTCCCGAAACTTGCCGCCTACCTCCATCTCTGCCACGATAAAACGATACTTGGGGTGGATATACATCACCCGCCCCACAGCTTGCAGCCGGCTTGAAATACCATTGTCACCTTCGCCGCCGGACACACAGGAGATAATCCCTAAAATCTTATCACCAATGCAAATCATATACGTTCCTCCGATTCTTTGGTTTTTAACCGCTGCACCCAACGTTCCAGCTTCTCCTGGTTCTTTAGGCTCCCAACGGTTTCATACTCCAACTGCTCGCCGTAGTGAGCAATCAGGGTGTTGATTAAGTCGCTCACCTCCTCATCAAACTCAGCGGCGCACACCCACGTTTTCTTTGGCGTGGGGTTGTCCCCATTGCAAGCTCTGCGCAGCTTCAATGCCGCCTGTGCTAGTTCGCTGGCTTCCTCTGCCACAGCAGCCAGGATTTCAGTCCTGGGCAGCTTGTCCCTAATGTACTTGATTTCGGTCATGTTTTCTTCTTTCTCATTGTCCTCTGGAATTGTCCCCCAGTAGCTTTTAGGAATCAGGGCTAAAACGGACGTGTTGAGAACGTTTGCAATTTCACCCAGCGTTTCCAACCGTGGTTCCCTCTTGTTCAATTCGTACTGTTGCACAGTTCCTTGCACTACACCAATTTTTTCAGCTAGTTCTTTCTGGGTTAACCCAACGGCTTTTCTTGCGGATTGGATGTTCTCACCCAGGGTTTTTTCTTTATACCTCATCTGCTTTCCTCCTCCCCCCGCCCAGCCGGACGGGGCTTATTTTTTCTAGTCGTATTCTCCCATCAGCTTCCGCATTTGACGCTGACTTTCTTCCAGTTCCCATGCGTCTGCTTGCTGTTCCTGCGCCGTGGGCGGACGTGTTGGGTTCAGCCCTGGTATTGGCTGTTTTTTTCCACACCTCTGCCAGTTGTTCAGGATTCCTTTGATGTACCCCCAGGATTTTTTGTTAGCCGCTGCTGCTGTTTCTATAGCTTCGGTTACCACTTCTTCACCACTGCTTTGACAGTAGGCAATCAGCTCTTTTTCTGTCTCAGGAGATATACTATTACTGATATATCTCTTAAAAAAAGAAACAACCGCCGCTCCAGCGGCTTTATTTTTATTTGCATTAACATTAACATTTACATTACCATTTACATTTACAGTTCGTTTTGTTCGCTCTTGTTCAACAGAATTAACACTTGTTCGTTTTGTTCGCTCTTGTTCAACAGAATTAACACTTGTTCGTTTTGTTCGCTCTTGTTCCGCACGAGCTGCCGCTTTTGCTTTTCTAACCTCACCGCTGATTTTCCCAGCTTTCGCCCTTTTCTCCTTGACTTCTTCCCATTTTTCACGGTTTTTGTCCATAACAGGACGCACAAAGTCAAAGCACAGTGCAACTGTGGGGTCAGAAAACACCGGTTCCACCCCACGATTGTACAGAAACATTCCCCGAAACAAAGCTCCTGCTTGGGCATCTGTCAGCCGCTCAATCTGCTGCTCAAGCTCTGCGTAAACCACAAAGCTCTGTCCTGCCATCCTATCACCCACCTTTTGGGCAGACCATCACCCGACAGCCTGCCGGAGCTACCCGCCGGACGCACTGGGCAAACCACTCCTCATCCGAGCTTGCATCGGACAGGTGCATCAAATAAATAGTTTTGCACCCAGACAAATCCAAGGTGGACAGATAGCCACACAGCCGCCCAATCTCCATGTGGGTGTTGCGGATACGCTTGACAGTGGTTTCCGGCATTCGGGTATTTCTAGCAATGATTTCTTCCTGATAGTTCGCTTCTATCGCAAGCTGGTTCAGCTGTGGGAATTGATAGCGCAAATTCCCTGTGTCCGTAGCAAAAACCAGTCTTTCCCCGTCCGCTTGCGAACGGATGAGAAAACCCACTGGCTCCGCCGCATCGTGGAAGGTGCGGAAAGCTATCACGTCATAGCTCCCCACTGGAACGGGAGGGCTAAAATCTGCCCCCGCAGGTGGGGCAAGGGGGGCAATTACCCCCTGACCTCCCAGCTCCTGAATAGTGCCGTCCGAAGCGTAAACAGGAATACCGCTATTCGCCAGCCTCTTCCAGCACAAAGAGTGGTCTTTATGTTCGTGGCTCACCAGGCATCCCGCCAGTTGGGAGAGGGCATAGCCCTCCCCACGAACCAACTGACCCAGCCGCCGGAAACTCAAACCGCACTCTACCAGCAGGACGGACACGCCATCATCAATCAGGTAAGCGTTCCCCTGCGAGGAACTTCCCAGCGGGATAAATTTCATATGGGGCATTCCTCCTCTGGAACAGCTTTTGGAGCTTCGGGGAAATCTACCACCGTGTCTGGGGCGTGCTGCTGCTTGTACTCCGTACTTTTTTTAATCCGCTCCTGCACCCATTCGGGCAGCTTGCCAAACTGTTCATCGTTCCATTCTTCCACGTCAAAGGTGAGTAGCTCTGAAGCCGTGGTGGGCTGGGGCATCCCCTTGGGGAGGGACATACAGCCAGCGATATTGGCATACTCCTTGCTCTCGTTCAGTTGGATTTCAAACAAAGCTGACCGTCCCAGCAGGGAATTGGTGTCAAACTCCCGAAACTCTTCATCGGAGTAGCTCCGCCCCATGAGGGAGGAAACAAACTTCCGAAGGCTGCCCTTCTTGGAAAGACTGGCGGCGAAAGTCCTGGAGAGCTGGCGGGGCTTCTGCTCTCCGTCAATTTCAATGATTTCAGTTGGGAATTCAAAGGTGCAGAGAACCTGACGCACATAGCGGGTTTTGCCATTGTACTGAGTCTCTTGCTCACCGATGTAGTAGCTGGCAACGCAAATACCAGCATATGTGCCTTCTTTCATAGGGGGAACAGAAGGTCTTGCCACTTTACCAATAATCATAAGATAACTTCCTTTCTAGCGTTTTTTGCTTAGTTTAACGTTTTTATTTAGGAATCCAACACTATGCGGAGAGCCTTGTCTCCCTCACTTACTACCAGCCGGATGAGCTGCGTGTCGATGGCTGTCAAGGTTGTCACTGACTCCGCATTATCAACGAACAAGGGAACCCGAATCCCCTTAAAGCGGGACAGGGTGTCAATCACATCTAAGCCGGCATTGATTTTGGCTCCATTGTTAGCCGAGCCATAAGGCACACCGTCAATTATAGGCTGGCAGCAGTCCCGAATCCCACCGTTGATTTGCTGGTCAAAGAGTTTCCAATGCACCAACTTGAACAATCCGTTTACCCTGCTGTCAATCAGTTCCGCCTTGGCAGTGCTGAACTGGTCACACAAATCTAACAACGCATCTACCCGTTCCATTTCTTCGGCAGACAGCCGTGCTTCATCCCTCAATTCCTTCTGGCGGGTGAGGGCGTTGTTCAATGCCGTTTCACAGCCCAGCAAACAATCCAGCTCATAAATTCGCCGTTCTGCCCCAACACAATCGGTTCTGGCGGTGGCAATGGCTTCGGTGATGTCCTTGCCCACCTGGCTGATTTGCTTGTTCAGGGCGGCAATATCAAGGTTCAACGCCTCTTTTTTCGTTGCGTAATCAGGCAAATCAGTCACCTGATACCCTTCTAACCGTACTAAACGGGCGGTCAAAGTCTCCTCATGCTGGGTTAGCTCCGACACTTTCTCCCGATACGCAGCCGCTTTTTCCTCCAACTGCTGCATCCGAGTTTTGTGGCGGTTCGCCATATCGACAGAGGTTTTCTTATCATCTGCCCTTTTTTGTTCAAATTTTTCTCTGGCGGCATTCACCTGGTCTGGGGGGAGGGCTTGTCCACAGGTGGGGCAAGCGGAAGGGGTGAATGTCCTGCCTTGAGCCTCCCGCCAATCGGCTCGGCACTGCTCCACAGCCTGATTGAGGCGAGCAGCTTCCGCCTCAATCCACTTAACTTCGCCCTGGGTTTCCGCAAGGTTCCGCTTTACTTCCTGTAGCTCTGCCCGTGCTTTGGGCAATGCGTCCTGGTCAAGCTGGCTGTTGCGGTGGGCGTGATTCTGAGCTTCCAGAGCGTCCAAAAGCTGAGTTTTGGCAGCAAGCCTATCTCTCAAGGCTTCTGTGCCAGATGTGCTGCGCAAAGTGTTTAAGTCCGTGCGGTGGGTATCCCGCTCCTGGACAGCCATTTCCCGCTTCTTGCGGAGACCATCAAAGTCATACTGGCTGTATTCCTTGATGGTGCGTCCGACTTCATCCAGTCGGGCAGGGAGATTATTTTTCTTGGTGTTCAGGCTCTTGCGGGTGGCAGTGAGGATTTTCTTTCCCTGTTCCACCGTTTTTCCTCCTAAAAACTCTGCCAGCGGCTGAAAATCAGGGCTGCTGTCGAGGATTTCTTCCTCAGATACCCCGCCAATCAGGTCAAAAAGCACCTGGCGGCGGTTAGCCTCCGATTCACCAGCACAGAACCACATCACATCTGTAAGCGTTCGGAAGGTCTGCTCGTCCACAAGGGCGTTCACCTGGGCATCAAATTCGTTCTTTTTGACCGGCACGCCGTCAACATAAAAAGCAGAGCTGTGACCTGAAAGCTCCTTCTCTGCCCGTCCCCGCTTGGTCGTCCACACCTCAAAGTATGTCCGCCTGAGGGTCAGGGAGTGGTCATCCACCTGAAAAGCCGCCTCCACGGAAGTCTCAGCGGCGTGGTCTGCCACTTCGCTCGCAGGGGTCAAGGGCTTAATCTGGAAGTTGTTGGTACCAGGGGCAGAGCCACTGCTGTCTTTGCCGAACAGCAGCCAGGTCAGCCCATCATACAGAGTGGTTTTTCCAGTGGCGTTATCGCCGTAGACGGTGCCACTGCATCCATCAAACTCAATGGTGCGCTCCACACAACCTTTAAAGTTGCGCAGGGTCAAGGTATTCAGCCGAATAATCATTGTCTTTTTGTCCTCCTTATGGTACAATACAGGTGTCTAAATTTCTTTGCCGTTGACGGGAGCTCCAGTCCCGCCAGCGGCTTTTTTGTTAGGGCAACAAGCCTTTTCTCCTGCAAAGATACAAAAACCACCCTTCAAACTCCAACTTTTCATCCGAATTGAGGCTTCTGCTATCCATTGCCGCCATAAACAGTGCTTCGAGGGCTGCCTTCCGCTCTTTGCGCTGCATAAAGGCACTACCTAGGGCATCCAAAATGCTGATAT